GAAAGTTATTGTGTAACTTGTACAGAATGGCAACAACCAAAAGGACATTTTCCTATGAGAAAATATGCGAGGTTATTAAATGGGTAAAGAAGATAAAAAAAAATTAAATGAGTTAGACCCAAAGTGTTTTGATCGAAGACAACACAATTATGGTTTTACTAATAGAGGTGAGTTAATACCATGTTGTTGGTTAGATAATCAAAACAATAGAGTGAATACATCATATCAAAAACTATTAGCAGTTAGTAATATTAAAGACCATGATAGTATAGAAGATATACTATTACAACCAGAGTGGATTGAGTTTAATAAAAGTCTAGCAAAAGGAAAAGGATTTCCTCAATGTCACAAAATATGTAAAAAAGAAGCAAAGTTTCAAAGACAAACAATATATGAACCTGGTTTTGAGAAAAGGGTAAGAGAAACTTAATATGAAAAAAATTGATTTAACAATAGACCGAGTTGGTGACGAAGAAGCACGTCTAACAAGAGGAGGTCCTGGTGACAACTCTAAACCAGGTCAAGTAGATACATCACAATGGTGGTTAGACTTATCGAAAAAAACCAAAGATGAAGGTACAGCAGAACCATCATTATCAAATCAATTACCTAAAGACAAGTCAATAATACAACAAGCAAAAGATGAAGATATATTTTTTTGTACTATACCTTTTACACAAGCATATTCTGAAATGAATGGTGGTTGGAAAGCTTGTTGTTTTGCACATAGACAACGAAAAGGTCCTACAGTAGAAGATACATCTATAATAGATTGGATGGAAAATAGTGATTACATGAAGTCAATTAGAAAAGAAATGACTACAGTTGGTTCTGATCTAAAAAATGTAAAAAATATTTGTCAAAGATGTATTAGTGATGAAAAAAGATATGGTAGATCCAGAAGAACAAACTGTTTAAAAATACACACAAACAATCCTGAATTTTCAGATGACATAATAAAAAGTGTTGAAATGTATAAAGCGAGTGGTTTTTGGACATTTGATAAAAGAATTATAGAAGTACAATTAAAAATATTTGGCTCAGAATGTAATTTAGATTGTCATATGTGTCATCATACAAACTCATCAATAAGGCAAGCCGGTGCTGAAAAAGGTGTATGGAATACAAAGTTGTGGGAAGAAGAAATGAATACAGATTGGGAATCCAGTAAACAAGAATTTAAAATACATGGTAAAGACCGAACAGGAGTATTTAAAGGATCAATTAAATCGACAATAGAACAAGTTGTAGATTTAGCGCCGTACATAAGAAGTGTAAAAATTATAGGTGGCGAACCATTAATTATGAAAAAACATTATCAAATGATGGATGCTATTGTAAAAACAGGACATGCAAAACACATCTATGTTAAGTATCAAACTAATCTAACTAAAGTAAGTGTTGGTAAACATAGTATGTTTGATTACGCACCGCATTTTAGGGAAATAGCAGTAGTAGGTTCTGTAGATGGTATAGGTAAATCCATAGAATATATGAGAAGAAGAACAAACTGGAAAGAATTGGAAGACAATATAACAGAATGTGGTAAGTATCCTAATGTAGTTGTTGACTTTAACGGACTAGTTTCTTTTTTAAGTGTATTAAGATTTTATGAAGTACCTGAATATGTAAAAAACAATCCTAATATATTTCAGATCAATTGGGCCATGCTTGAAATACCTAGAAGTTTAAGACCTAATAATTTACCAAAAAAACTAAAAGATGAGTTAATACCAAAATATAAAAAGTATCCTGATATTGTAGCCGCACTAGAAAGACCAGCAGAAAAAGATTTTAATATACAAGAAGTATTTTCTTATTTACTAAAACAAGATAAACATTACAAAGGCACTAAATGGGAAATGAATTTATTTGATGTTTTTCCTGAACTAGAAGAATACTATGACCCTAACTATATATCACAAGACGATTTAAATTTAACAGTCAACGAACAAGATTTAATAAACTAATATGAATACTTTATTTAACAGACGAGGAATTAATATTGATATCACACATAGGTGTCCGTTAGAATGTAAAAGATGTCAAAGATTTACTTCATTTACAAGTAAGGGTCTAAAGGTTCCTGGTGAAGATTTATCTGTTGAAGATTTTTCTAAAGTGCTTGACTTTTTTACTCATATAAATTTTTGTGGTCAAGTATCTGACCCTGTTCATCACCCAAAATTTGTAGAGTTATTAGAAATGATACGTGAGAGAAAAGATCATACAACTAGTATTCATCACGCATCAGCGGCTAAACCTTTGAAGTGGTATCCCAAAGCCTTTGAGGCAAATCCAAGAGCTCAATGGTGGTTTGGTATTGATGGTTTTCCTAAAGATAGTCACAAGTATAGAACTAACCAAGACGGTGAAAAATTATATAATATAATGAAAGATAGTGTTAAGTATTTAAAGAATACGCCAATATGGCAATTCATTGTATTTAGTTTTAATGAAAATGATATTGAAGCATGTAGAGATATGGCAAATGATATAGGTGTTAAGTTTATTGTTATCAATTCATCAAGGTGGATGGGCGCAAATGATCCTTTAAGACCTACAAATAAAAACCTAAGTTTAGATAGAACTAAAGGTAGATTTGATAAAAAAGAAACTTCACTACATGAAACTATATTTATGAATGACAAGGAACTTAATGAAAAAAGATAAAAAACTTCCTACTCATTTAACTAAAGGCGGACCTGGTGATAAGTTTCTTGGCGGCGGTAGTGTTGACACAAGCAGTTGGTTTAATGATCCTCAAATTGAAATAACAGAATTAGAGAAACAAATTAAAGATGAAAAGATTTGGTTTTGTACAGCTCCCTTTCAACAGTTATATACAGATGTTAAAGGTCAATATGGTCCATGTTCTTGGGCTAAACAAGAATACTTTAACACAAATATCCGAGATGTTTCAATGAAAGAATGGTTTGAAAATAACCCTAAACTAAATGAACTACGAGAAGAAATGTTAACTCCAGGTTCAGATTTAAAGTTAGCAAAAAAATCTTGTATATCATGTGTAGAACAAGAAAAAAATTATGGTAGATCAAGGAGACAATCTTCTCTTAAAATACAAAGTAACAATTGGGAATTTTGGAATGAACAACGTGAGGCTGTTAATAGATATAAAAAAACTAAAACAGGTCATATAAAAGATAGAATTTTTGAAATACAAATTAAAGCATTTGGCAATCAATGTAATTTTGATTGTTATATGTGTATTCCAGCTGATTCCACTACAAGAATTAAAACCATGAACTCTGATTCAATGAAAGATCAAATAATATTTAGTGAAGGTACTATGAGAGAGGCTAATTCTATGGTAAAATTTAAAGGTGAATCACTTGATAATATTATTGACCAGATAGTAGATGTTGCTCCTTACATATACAATCTTAAATTTATTGGTGGAGAACCACTAGTTATGAAACAGTTTTACAAACTACTTGACGCTATAGTAGAGTCGGGTTACGCTAAAAATATGAATGTAAAATATCAAACTAACATGTCTGTTCTAGGACATGGCAAATACAAGATTGAAGATTATATTAAACATTTTAAATTATTTGAATTCACAGTATCACTTGATGGTATTGGTAAAGCTGATGAATATATTAGACGTAGATCAGTCTGGGAAGATATAGTAAGCAACATTAAAACATTAAGCAAATATCCTAATGTAAAAATAAATGTAAATGGTACTATATCTTTTTTAAGTGTCTTTAGATTTTATGAACTTATAGAATGGTTTGATGATAACAAAGATTTATTCGAACAAATTAACTGGTCTAATATAAGAGGACCAAAAAAGTTATGTGCTAATGTTTTACCTGATGAAATAAAACAAAAACTTATTCCATTGTATGAAAACTACCCAGATATACAAAATGTATTAAAAGAAAGTAATGGTGGATTATATTACCAAGACTCAATAAACTACTTATTAGCACAAGATAAATACTATAAAGGTACTAAATGGGAAATGGATTTGTTTGATGTATATCCTGAATTAAAAAAATATCATGGAGAAAAGACAGTGAAAAAAATATATTCAGTAGCATTAAACTTACATGATCATAACACATATGATGGTTTATGGCATAATCAAAGAGAACGAGAAACTAGATTTAAACATAATCTACCATATCATACTGAAGCGTATGCTCATCAATCAGATATACTTAATCCATCAGATTATCGTTTAAATAATGAGTTTGTAAAAGATTATTTTAAAAAGAGAGATGGTGTTCTGGCATTTACTTATACTTATGGTGGTATCAGAATGTGTAAAGATATTATACCAGTAAGTATATTTAATTATGAACCTAAAAAACTATGGGACTATTTTGAAAAAGATAATTACTATTTTATAGACCATCATCAATCACACGCCACGTATGCCTTTCTTAATTCAGGTTATAAACAATCAGACATACTAGCGATAGATGGTATCGGGTCAAAATATAGATGTGTATTCTTTGATAAAGACCAGAACTTAATTGATCTATCAGACAAGTTACCAATTGGTTGGTTATGGAATCATATGTCGAACTTAACAGCATTTGGAACACTAGGTGCAAGTAAACTTATGGGTAAAGTTGGTTATGGAAAATATAGTCAATACTATTATGATACATTTGAAACTATATTAGATGGACCTATTACAGAAAAAAAACAAAAACGTTTTCAACATATACGATTAGACAGTATAGATGACTTGGCGTTTACTCTACAGAAATTTACAATAGATAAGATAAAAGAATTTGTTTATCCTCTAAAGTCTTGTGATAATCTATGTATCGCAGGTGGTGTAGCATACAATGGTTATATGAATGAAGAATTTACTAAGCACTATACTAATGTTCATGTTCCACCAGCGATAGGTGACGAAGGACAGGCCATAGGGGCGTATCAACATGCTGATTATACTTTGAATAACAATATACATGTTGCTGAAACATTTGCTGGTAAAGAGTATGATTATGTTGGGGAAGAAAGAGTTAATTACAAAGAAGTCGCTCAAGCAATCGCCGATGGTAAGATAGTAGGTTGGTTTCAAGGTAAATCAGAAAGTGGTAATCGAGCATTGGGTAATAGAAGTATATTAGCAGACCCTCGTAATCCTGATATAAAAAATATCATTAATAGCACAATTAAAATGAGAGAAGACTTTAGACCATTCGCACCTGCTGTATTAGAAGAACATTATAAAGAATACTTTGATACCAATAGTCCTAGTCCTTACATGAGTAGAATATGTAAAGTTAAGTCTGATAAAGTACCAGGTATAACTCATATAGATAACACTGCTAGAATACAAACTGTTAATCAAAAGTTTAATGGTAAATTCTATAATCTAATTAATGAGTTTTATAAGATTACAGGTGTACCTATGTTATTGAATACAAGTTTTAATTGTCAGGAACCTATTGTAGAAACTCCTGAACACGCTATAAGAACATTTAAAAAAACAGCACTAAATATATTGGTAATTAATGATTGGATAATACGAAAATGAATATAAAATTGTTGCAAAATATAATAACAAATTTAATATCTTCTTCTATGAGAGAGGTGAGAGAAGATAGAGATTTATTGGATTCTTTTAGTCCTAATCAGTTTAAATCAAAAATAAATTTAGTTAATCATATTAAGAGTTTAAATATTTTAAATAAAAATTCTGAGATAGTTATTTTTGGTAGTTGGTATGGCAGTCTTTTAATACCAGCATTTTATGATGAAGTTAAAAAAATCACATGTATTGACCAAGATGTTAAAGTAACTAGTAGAGCAAAGTTTAAATTATTTAAAGACTTTAATATAGAATGGATTTCAGATGATGTATTTTCTAATTTTAGAGATCAGTTTAAAACGACAGATTTGTTTATTAATACATCTTGCGAACATATGAAACCTATGAGAGAATGGGGACCAGCACCAACGTATAAAAACCCATGGTGGGATAGAGTGTCGCCAGCTTACTTTGCGTTTCAATCTAATGCAATGTTTGATATACCAACACATATTAATTGTGTTAATAATATAGAAGAATTTAAAAAACAGTTACCAGATAGAGCAGAGGTATTAATAGAAGATGAAATACCAGATGAAAGAGGCACTAGATTTACATTAATAGGTAAGATATGAAACGAGTAATTTATAGTTTGTATGTTGATGTACCAGCTAAAGAACACTTTGGCGATTCTAAAAACAAACACGATACAGTAGATAAGGCTGCTATAACCGTCAATGCTTTTAAGAAACATTATGATAAATTAGTTAATACAAAAATAACATATTCTGAATACTGTGAAGCAGATTTTATTATGTTTGAATATGACGAACAATATCAAACATTTGAAAAGAACTTTTTAAAAGACTTTCCTATGTTTACTGGTTATGAGATTATTAACTTCTACAAGATACACCTACTATATGAACTATCTAAAAAATATGATGAAATATTATACCTAGACTTTGATGTTGTACCATTAACAGATGAGTCCTTCTTTGATGTATGGAACTTGTCTAAAGGTATTTGTGTATATAATAATAACAGTTATGTAAATAAAAGTATGTCTGTGAGTCAAAGCATTAGAAGTCCCTCAGCGAAATACTTTAATTGTCATGCCATGCTTTTAGAAAATGGTTTAAATACAAACAATGATGTTATCAACACAGGTATTATTGGTGCTAGAAAAGAAGATATACTAAAATTAGATTTTTTTGGTAAGTTTAAAGACACAATTGATCTAATGACAAAATTAAGAAAAGATACTAGTGGGTTATATCCACAAAATATTATTGATATGTTTAGATATGATAACGAAACTATCTTCTCATTTAAAAAAGAGTTAAACAATGTATCAATTCAATGGCTGGATAACCAGTGGCATTACTTCCTTGATAAACAAAACTTTATACCAGAGAATATAAAATTAGTACATTGTATTTGTAAAGACTTTGATTTAGTTTGGAGAAGATATGCTTAAGATATGTACTGTTTACTTTAAAGGTTTTTATACACCGGATTATGTAACTAAATTATATAGAAGTTTAAAAAAAAATAGTACAATACCTTTTGAGTTTATATGTTTAAGTGACACAAACGATATTGAGGCTGATGTTATACTACCTTACAACCATTATAGTAATATAAAAAAACACTGGCATAAGTTAAAGTTTTTTAGTCCTCAATTTGGAGGCCAGCAACCAGGTGATGATATTATAATAATGGATATAGATCAAGTTATTGTGGGTAACGTAGATGAACTATTAGGACATTCTGTTGAAGAAAATGAATTAGTATCTTATGGACAGTGGTGGGACAATAATTTAAGATTAAATGGAGGGTTTTATAAATTCAAATCAGGTAGTTTAAAAAAAATATGGAACGATTTTGCTTTAAATCCAGAGTTTTGGCAATTGAATTATTACAATAAGGGTATTGTACATCACAAATATTATGGCGAACAAAACTATGTTAATTGGAAAGTAAAAGAAAATAATATAAAACTAACTACAACACCAAAAGAGTGGTTAGTTAAATACACAGACAACTACAAAGATAACTTAAAATTGAACAAGTTGTACATGCAAAAATTTAATACTGACTATATGATTATGGGTGATGAGGTAAATGAAAAAATTAAAGTTATACACTTTACAGGAGTAGGAAGAAAAATAAATGCGAATTATTTGTTGTAGATTTGGTAATAAGTTTACTCAATGGCACGTTGATAATCTTAAACATATGATAGATGAGTACTCGGGTCTAAAGTATGATAGTTTTGAGGTTATAGAAGATGACCTATATGGTAACTGGTTTAATAAATTTCAAATGTACGATAGATTTAGAGATGGTGAAAATCTATATTTTGATTTAGATATGATTATCTATGATACGCTACCAAATCTAGTTAGAAAGAACTTTACACTATTAGATGATACTTGGTGGAGAGAACCTGCTCATACACCTTTAAACTCGTCTATTGTATCATGGACAGGCGATGTATCGTATATATGGGATAAGTTTAAGAAAGACGATTTAAATTATATTAAAACTTATACTAGAGGAAGTGATGAATGGTATTACAAAAATATTAAATACGAAACATATGACAATGTATGTCCTTCAATAAAAGACTATATTCATTTGAGACCTCCAATGTGTAGTATATGTACACTAGGCCAAATGCACCATTTACAAGAAAGAGGGTGGTCTGGTTGGTATAGTGATTACTTTATTCCTTACAAATAATTGTTAAAGCATTTAGTAA